CCATCCTCTAATTGTTTTCCGGCAAAAATAAGACGCTGTTGATCAGGGGGTATACCCTCTTTGTCCTGAATCTTGGCTTTTACATTATCGATAGTATCAGAAGATTCCACCTCTAATGTAATAGTTTTACCAGTCAATGTTTTCACGAAGATCTGCATTCTACAATTCTTCAATATTATTTATCAGTGCAATTATCTCATTATATCGAGGTCTAAGGGTTTCGTTTCCGGAAACTAAACTATTAAATAATTCTTGGCGCTCTTCGTGTAATTGAAAATAGTCCCTCAAACACTCCTGAGGGATAAAAACATACGGAACTTCCTCAACCCTATTTTCTTCTATGGTCGTATCATACAAGTTTTTCATTATGTCACACATTTTGATATAATCATCCTCTTTGATATTTTCAGAGTTGGCGTCTACGAGTTGCATGAGCGAGTTTAGCAATTCTTTTTGTGTCATTCCACCTATTAATATATTGTTGTATTTTTTTAGGTGCATTTGGACATTGTTTTTCTTTACGAATGACATCGTTCCATATTACTATTTTCATGTCATTACAAAGAGGTTCAAGGGCTTGACAAAAAGCCATTTTATACTCATCAGTCGTAAGGGGTATAAAATCTTCACTAGACATTTTTATTACATTTTCTACATGTATTTGTCTAACTTAGGTACAATAATCACCTTTTCACCCTCTTCATTATGTGCAATGATTACTTCGGTGTCTGTGGGGTCATGAACTTCTCTTGTATAAACATCCCACGTGTCTATATTTTGTATGTCCATAGACCTCATACTCCTTTTTATTTTTCGGGGTGTCGGGCAGATCATTTCTCTGATGTAGTTGTAGAGGTACGACATTGTTTCTTTTCAATAATTAACTTTTCCAACTCAACGTCTAAATAGTATCTGTAGATCCAATCGTGTACACGTTGGTATGTAACATTCACGAAAGCACGAAACCACATGTTTTTATATGTTCACTTAGCTTCTTTTTTTTATATGTATAAATTAATGGTATCGCTACAAGACGTACCGAAGAGGGTTCAGTATATCACAGTAGATTCACAAAGTGTTAAAGGTTCTAATAATGTTTTTTCTGTAGATATAACCCTAGAGTCGAATCTACATGTAGAACAGCTGAACAAAGTTATTGGTGTAAAAATGGTAGATTTTTACGTCACACAAGTGGGACAAAATGATGCTACAGGTAATACAAACGTAGCAAAGTATATAGATGTCGTATGTCCAGATATACCCAAGAGAGCACAGATACTCGATGAACAGAGGGGTCAAATACTAGCCAGGGTACCCCTAGAGAGAAGTTTTACAGGTAGCAATTCTTTTATAATGAGAGACAAACAGTGGAAGTCATTTAACAGACAGACTATTTATTTCAACCCGATATCAATCCAAAAATTACACTTTAACATGTTTGAATCACAAGGTGATGGAGATTATGAGCCCCTCCAACCATCTGTGAGTTTTTATATGATTTTGGAAATAACGACAATCGATGTTAAAGAAAAACCTGTAAATAAAGAAGTACAAATATTAGAAGCTCTAGAGAGACTTATAGGGAAGATAGACGATTTAAACAAAAATGTAGTTAAACTTCCCGATAAACCCGAACCCGAAAAGAAAAAGTTATCATTTAATTACATACTATTAGCACTATTTTTAGCCCTAGGAGGATATATGTATTACGTAAATAGGACACTCCCTACAATTTAATATCCTTCACTTTTCTATTACTTTTAAAACTAACTTTACCAGGTGTATCAGTTTTCTCCACATTATTATAGGGTGTATATGAAACTTTGAGACTTCTGATATTCCTATATTTTGTACAATCCCGACATGTCACAGCCGCAAATGTAACCACATCTGACGGTGGATTCTCATCAAGAATTACGACGTGACACGAAGGGAAAGATTTTAAATGTAACCATATGTAACCCGTATGACCGTATGCATCTATGAGATCATCATTCTCCTTCACCGTCTGTCCGATCATCAAATTGTACCCCTGGTGAATAATTTCCTTCATCTTGCAATAGTTCTAACATTTCTTGTGAGTTCTTAAGTGCAGAATGACACGATCTCAGATTCCAAGAAGCTAAAGTCATGAGTTTTTTATTCAAAGTTTTGTACATCGATACCTCATCCTCAAGTTTTTTGATTTTTTTATTATGGGTTTCTGAATCTATATACACTCTGGATCCACCGGAGGCAGAACGCTGTCGCCAGTGAGCGGATTTGTTATAGACTCGAATGGGTGTCGCGCAGATAGCGAGCATGTATTTATATTAGACTCTCAATCTTTAAGCCTTTGTCGTTTTTTTATGAACACGTTTGGCAGCTGGTTTAGCACTTGGCTTGGGCTCGGGCTCGGGGGTAGGAACAGGGGTAGGAGCAGGGACGGGTGTTGGAGCAGGAGCAGGAGCAGGAGCAGAAGACTCTATAGCATCGATGAGTCTGAGAATAATATCATACACATGTTTCTTGTTCATACGGACGACCTTCAACTCTTCAATAATTTCATTTCTGATAGAATCCATTTCAATATATATAAAGAGGAGAAAATCTTTAATTATAATGATCATCGTGGGTCCAACCCTGAAGTCTGGAATTGGACAACATGCATATAAATACACCAACCTGTTTCCTGGGAGTAAATACTTACAGTTGACAGATCCGATACCAAAAAATGTAGACATGTTTGTTTTTGCACTTCCGGTAGAACCGTGGGTTCAAAAGTTACGGGAGTGGAAGACGTATGCAAAATCTATAATATGTATGACAGTCTGTGAAACTGAAACGGTACATGAAGATTATGAAAAATTATTTAATCTTTTTGATAAAATCGCCGTGCCTAGTCAGTTCTGTAAAAATATTTTTTCGAGACAATTTCCAGAAACACAATTCCATGTGATTAATGCCCATATACCCGTACCCTATACATTTTATCATATAGGTAATATCCTGGACCCCAGAAAAAACTTTAATAAAATAATTGAAGCTTTTTTTCGATTAAACAAACCTGACTGTAAATTGGTTATAAAAGCAACGTGTTTAAGAGATTTTCAAATAAATCTCCCAAATGTCGAGGTCATAAAAGACATGTTAAGCGATGAAGAAATGAACGCTTTACATGACAGATGTGACTGTTATGTTAGTTTTTCACATTCCGAAGGAGTGGGGATGGGGGCCGTTGAAGCAGCTATGAAAAATAAACCAGTCATATTAGCCAAATACGGAGGAGCTACTGAATACATAAAAACCCCTTATGCAATAGATTGTAAACTCACCACCATAGAAAAAGACGATTTCATGTTTAAAAAAGGTATGGAATGGGGTGATCCAGACTTTGATCAACTTTTAGAGTTTATGAATGACGCCTATACAAAAAGGTTGAAATATATGGATCACTCGTTTACTAGAATTGTTACAAGTAGTGAAAATGTATTAAGACAATTCCAGAACTATTTTATCAGTGATCAAAACTATCAATCCAGTAAATAAAGCCCCGGATGAAAATGCACCCTTTTGGGAATGCAAAAACAAAACAAGGTCATCCACGAATGATATACCCGTGGGTTTTTTTATAATTTGAGGAATTAATTGAACGAGGACGAGGTATACCACCATACTAACAATGACAGGTTTGAGAGATTCTTGATCGAACATCGTGTATTATATATTAAAAGCTAGGTTTTTCTCCTAGGACTATTGGCGTGGCACATTTACTATGTTTTTTGCAAAATCCCCCACATGCAGCTTTGAAAGTACACTTTTTCCCCTTCATGGTTATCGCCTGACAAATATCTCCAGATTGTTTGGTGATAGGCTTTTCTTTGGGAGTCTCGGTGAGAATGACTATAGATTTATTCTTCTTTTTCTCCTCGTGTTCCCTGTATCTCTGTTTCATTTTATAGACACTAGCAGCCAAGTGTTTGCACCTCTCCGTGGGTGTATCCACACGGTGAAGGCGCATCGCATCGTTAAGACAAGATTGATAAGTAGCCATTTTAAGTTTTTGAAGATAAATTATTCCTTTTTTATTTTTACTTAGGTTTGCAAAATGATTTATGTATATTTTCAACAATGTTAATTATATCGTCTACATTTATAGTATAATTTTCATTTTTACACACTTTATTATACATATTATCAATTTCCATAAACAATATATCTACGAATAATTTTATATCTTTTATGTCTTCTTCTGTTGGTTCGTCAACATTAATAAATGGTCGCAATGATTCTCCACTTTTTGCAATATCTTCATACCCTTCTATACCCGAATTATTATTAGTATCTTCTGAAATATTATTTTTCATAGTATCTTTTATTTCTTTTAATTTTTTACATGTAAGCATAGGTCCAATTTCCGACTTAACTTTAACAAACTCTGACTTTATCATCTGTTTAATTTTGTCTATTTCTATACGTCTACACAATATACCCTGTATTGTTTTTGCCCCTGCTTCATTAATTTTTATGGTACTATCAATGAATTGTGATTTAGAATGATCTACATCAAAACCCAAAAATCCTTTGGAACATTCTGGACATGTTGGACATTTTTTATTACGTGATTTATGCAATAAATAAGACAGAACTCCGATAACTATAAGTAAAATAAAAATAAATAAATATAATGCTTTCACCATTATAATATATATATGAAATTAATATGGAACACGGAATGTTATAAATGTGGGGTGCCCCTGGAACCTAAATTATTTGCCAAGAGATATCTGAGAGAATACGTAAACATGTATCAGAAATTGAGACCCATATTTTTGGGAAATAACCAAACATTTTACACATTTATCGGATTAAAGATAGAAAGGGTGTGTTACTGTTGTTTTAAAAATAAGAGAAATTGTAATCCTAGAGTTTTGGGTCTGAGAGAGACTGGGCAGTGTAGACATCCGTTCCCAAAAAATATTTCAAAAACTCAAGATGATATTTTATTGTGGTATTCGGGGTTGAAAAGATACTTAAGTGATATAGAGAAAAACGTAATAATAAGATCAACGAGAAATGGCTGAGAGTATACAAAAACTTTCGCACGTCGAACATATTTTGAAACGCCCGGACTCCTATGTGGGTCCAGTTGGGCGTGTCGCTGAACCCTATTGGGTAAAAGACAATGATGGATTTCAAAAAAAGGTAACTACATACTCCCCCGCACTTTTAAAGATTTTTGATGAGATTTTAGTCAATGCTATTGACAGAAACTCATTACACCCAAAGCACACAACATCTATATCTGTACATATAGATAAGGAAAATGGTTCCATCACTGTTGAGAATAACGGACCACTGGGTGGTATCACGGTGTTGGAACATGAAAAAGAAAAAATATGGAACCCTGAATTGACATTTGGGCACTTACTCACGAGTACCAACTACGATGATACACAAAAGAGGGTTGTGGGGGGTCGAAATGGTTATGGTGCAAAACTCACAAATGTATATTCTTCACATTTTTCAATCAAAATAAAAGATGGTGAAAATAAATGTACATACACCCAAGAATGGAAAAATAATATGAGAGACTGTTCAACACCAAAAATAAAAAAAACGACAAGTTCCACTAACAGTGTGAGTATAACTTTTATTCCAGATTGGAAACTTTTTGGAATGACTGGTATGGATGAAGATATTTTCAAAATCTTCGAGAAGAGAGTTTATGATGCGAATGTATGCACAACACAAAACTGTAAAGTAAAGTTTCAGGGTGAGGCACTTCCCAAGTGTCCCTTGAATGCATATGCTAAGATGCACATGCAAGGTGTTGAAGATGTATGCACGTGGTCATCTGAAAATTGGTCTGTCTGTGTGGTACCAGCTGAAGATGGGTTTGAACAGGTGTCGTTTGTGAACGGCATTTGTACAACAAAGGGTGGTACCCACGTTGATCATGTATCGGGTGTTTTGGCTGCGCACATTATTGAAGAAATGTCAAAAAAAATTAAACTTAAACCCCAACAAGTGAAGAATGCTTTTATGGTCTTTGTTAAATCGACCCTCGTGAATCCGAGTTTCAGTAGCCAGGTAAAGTCCGAGTGTACCCTCAAGCCCCAAGAGTTTGGAAGTAAGTTTGAACCCCCTAAATCTTTCATAAAAAATATTTTGAAAACACCAATTCACGCGGAGCTTCTTGCACTTTCTAAGTTTAAGGAGATGAAGGAACTCAAAAAAACTGACGGTTCCCGCAAGAGTAAAATCTTTGGGATTCCAAAGTTGGATGATGCCAATAAGGCTGGATCTGGGGATTCTAGTAAGTGTACTCTCATCGTCACGGAGGGTGACTCTGCTAAAACACTGGCTGTTGCCGGTCTTTCAGTGGTTGGGAGAGACTATTATGGGGTATTTCCATTGAGGGGTAAGTGTAAAAATGTTCGTGACGCGAGTGTGAAACAGTTGACTGATAACAAGGAGTTCAATGATCTCAAAAAGATTTTGGGATTGCAACAAGATAAAGTGTATACTTCTCTCTCTGAATTGCGTTATGGAAGACTGATGATTATGACAGATGCTGACGCGGATGGAAGTCATATTAAGGGTCTTATCCTAAACATGATTCACTACTTTTGGCCAAGTCTGTTGGATCTTGGTTTTGTGGTGAGTATGGTTACACCCATCATCAAGGCTACAAAGGGTAATCAAGTAAAGTCATTCTACACTGACTCGACATTCAGGGCTTGGTATGGTGATGGAAAGAGAGACTGGAAAATCAAATATTATAAGGGTCTAGGTACCTCTACATCCGAAGAGGCGCGAGAATATTTCAAAAAAATCAAAGATCTCACAGTCAGATTTGATGTTGATGTCGAAACTGATAAATCAATTGTATTGGCTTTTGATAAAAGTGGAGCCGATTCGAGAAAAACTTGGCTTTTGGATAGTACAGAAAAGAAAGCCTCGGATCTCGAGGTACCTTATGGAAACATAGAGCAACTGGGCATTTCTGAGTTTATTCACAAAGACCTTGTAAACTTCAGTCTCGCGGATCTCAAGAGATCTATAGCTCATGTATCCGACGGTCTCAAACCTTCACAGAGAAAAGTACTCTACGCCTGTTTCACAAAGGGGCTCACGAGTGAAATGAAAGTGGCACAACTTGCAGCCTACGTATCTGAAAAAACATCCTACCACCATGGTGAGGTTTCACTGGCTGATACCATCGTTAAACTTGCTCACACGTTTGTGGGTTCAAATAATGCTCAACTCTTGGAACCATGTGGTCAGTTTGGTACGAGGTTAATGGGTGGTAAGGATGCGAGCCAACCGAGGTATATTTTTACAAAACTTGCAAAACACACGAGATCCCTGTTTGATCCTAGGGATGACGCAGTGTTGAACTATCTGGATGATGATGGTAAAAGTATCGAGCCCGAGTATTATGTGCCTATCATCCCTACGGTGCTTGTGAATGGTACAGAGGGTATTGGCACAGGGTTTAGTTGTTATGTTCCTCCATTCAATCCCATGGATATTAAAAAGAATATTATAAGAAAATTGTCTGGTGAGGCTATGGTACCCATGAAACCATGGTTTAATGGATTTAAGGGTTCTATTAAGGAACAAGATGGATCTTGGGTAGCCGAGGGTCTTTGGAAGTTTGAGGGTAGAAAGTTGATCGTGTATGAACTTCCACCGGGTAAATGGACCCAAGACTTCAAGGAGTACTTAGATTCACTGATCGAGAAAAAGATTATTCAGACGTACACTAATAACAGTACAACAGATAATGTTCATTTTGAAATAATTGGATATGGGGGTAAGGACATGATGAAGGATTTTAAACTTCAGAAAACATTTCACACCTCAAACATGCATCTGTTCCATCCCACAAAGGGTATTCACAAGTATGAAAGTCCGGAAGAAATTTTATCGGACTTTGTGGATATTCGACTTGAGACTTATAAAAAAAGAAAAATATTTTTGGTAAAAAGTTTGGAAGTGAAAAAAAATAAAAATGAAAATATTTCAAGATTTATAAAATCTGTGATTGATGAAAAGTTGGTGGTGTTCAGGAAGAAAAAAGCGGACCTCGAGGCAGAGATGGCGACTATGAAGTTTGATAAGGTAGAGGGTACATATGATTATCTTCTCAATATTAAGACGTATCAATATACCCACGAAGCCTTAGAATCCCTGGATACAGAAACTAAAAAATTGAGTGATGATTTGGAAAATCTAAAAGCAACTGGACATGTTGACATGTGGAAAAGTGATTTAAAAATATATGCGCAATAAATAGAATGATATTCACTGGACCTCCGGGTGCGGCTGCAATTTCACTTCATGCGATAGGTAAACAGGATACATACTTATTACACAATGATACCGACGAGTCGCTCTTTAATTATGATTCCCAGAGGCATTCTAACTTTACAAAATTTCACGCGAGTAAAAACATAACTAACCCAGGTGTACCCGATTCCCATCTTCTTAAACTGGGGTGGCCATTTGGTGAAACCCTCAAGATCTCCCTAGAACCCCGTAACATGGGAGACCTTCTCAGTAACATGTACATACATCTAAAGCTTCCAGCCCTGACAGCCGGTACACAATACGCGGATCAAGTTGGTAGACACCTGATAAAATCCATAACTATGAAAGCGGATGATCTCTTGATCGAAAAATACCATGATGACTGGGGTATTATATATGACGAGATGTACCTCGACGCATCGGAGAAGCGAACGAAGAGGTACACCCTCAATAGGAACTTAGCCGAGGATACATCGAGTTTACCAGGTAATCAGGTGTTTGGACAGTTCGAATCGGAAGTGATGATTCCCATACCCTTCTTCTTTTCACGAAAGTATGAAGGTGATGAATATTCCACAAATAAACCAAACAGACCGTATTTACCCCTGTGTGCCATGCATAAACAGAAAATACTTTTTGAGATTGAGTTTCATCCACAATCATTTTTTACTGATGATATAAATCCAGTGACCCTAGGGTCGTTTGATATTATCACAGAAGAGATGACACTCACAAGTGAGGAACAGACGTATTTAAAGACCAAGAGGCAATTGTTTATCACAGATGTGGTAAAGAAACACCCAACCATAGAGACCGAGGTGGGGAAGGATTCTCTAAAAATTGAGTTAGTGCCCAAAATACCCGTGAAAACCTTGAATTGGTTTTTAAGAAAAAATGATTTCGAAACAGATTTGGGTAATCATTTTAATTTTTCAGCTAACAATGTATATTCCGTGGAAAACTCTTTTTACTATCCAGTGATGGAAACAGCGAAATTATATGTAAAGGGTGAAGATTTACCAAATGTAGAAAATGTCGACCACCCCTATTATAAATACCTGGTACCAAGTATGTCTAGGCTATCTAGACCCAATAGAAACATTTATACATACGCATTCTCGATGAATCCGATTAATGTGGAGCCATCGGGAAGTCTTGATTTTGGTCAAATAAAATCAAATAGGACTACATTAGATTTGAAATTAAAGAAAGGGCTTACAGATGTATATACCCTACATATGTATTATGTGGGGTATCAATCTTTTATTTTTGAAGATGGTTTTATGAAACTTGCTTACTAAACAGGGTCTGCTTATTATCTTGAATATATTCAACTACATTGTTTTTAATGCACCATTTTATAAAGTTCAACTGTGCTACTGTCGTTGATATTTCTTCTGAGGTACCTGGTAGCGTATAGTGAATCTTTTCAGATCTACAAAATGGATCAAAAAGTTTTTTACTGTATCCATCTAGACTAGACTTATATGCACAGTGTACACTAAATATTTTACCATCTCTTGTTTTATACGTCAAATTGTTTTTCTTTGAATAATTGGTGATGAACCATTCTAGGTTTCTCAAAGAAATACCACTTGATTTAGAAAGTATGTTCAAAAGAGTAGTTCTATTCTCGGGGAGGGAGTAAAATGCATTTATTGATGTTAGCAGAATAGTCGATTTATCCATTGTATATATTAATATTTTAATCTTTAACTCAATCCAAGTGTTGTAATTTCTGGTGCTGTATTTGGGAGATGGGGTGTTTCAATTTTTTTATGAAACAGACAATAGTGACCTTCTGTGACAAGATTTGTACACGGCTTACCGTTACCCTTGATACCCTTACAAAAATTGTCAGAGTTTGGAATCTCCTTCATGACCACTGATAACGGAAGTCCATATTTTTTACAAATCCTCTCAACGAATGTAACCATATCAATATTTACCCTCTTACGTATCTCCATGTCAACGTAGGTCTCTATATTTTCATTTGTACTTGTTAGGGTTCTGGTGTTAAACTCTTCCAATTGTGTTTCGTACTCTTGATCCATATCTTTTAATTTTTGTATTCTTTTCTGCACATCACATAAAAGTTTATCGAGTTCTGTTGTTTTTTTTCTTCGATAGGCATCTTCCTTCCTTTTGAAAAAAAGGGAGACACGTGTATCGGACTTACCCAGTGTATTATTGATATACTTGATTATCTTTTCCATATATACATCACGCTCCTAATTTTTAAGTGCATCAGATATCTTTTTACTTACTCTTTTCTTCTTCGGTGGCTTTGCACGTAAAAGAAGTTCACCAAAAATGTCATCTTTAGGATTTTCAAATAGGGGCTCTAGCAGGTCACAGACAGGGTTCAAAAACTTGTTCATAAAATAATACGCATAATCAACCTCGAGGTTATTCTCATGGGCATATTTCGGATCCTCGGCCTTCTCGAATGCCTTAGCTTTGGGATCCTCAGTTTTCAATAAGATATATGGAACTCTATCACCGGATTGAGGCTCTGACCCCGGTTGGCGTTCCCTCATCTTATTTCTCACACATACATGCGCAAGATTGTTATTCTTGTATGAATCACCCAACTGCTGGGAAAGGATTAATTTCTCATTGGGTACCTCACCATCTAACAACTCGAGGGCTCTCTGTTGTGCGAGGGACTTGGGAGCATGTGTATCACTACTCTCGAGTACTACATCTAGCAACTCCTTGCACACCTCCCGCACATGCGGTGTGTTATCCCGTCTCACGAGTTGCAGCCCCTTCACATCGATATAATCCATGTTCATTTCCCCAGCCTTATTCTTAGTCCACAACTTAGCTGCGTACCTTTTTTTAGAATAGAGAAAGTAGGGACAGTACACCTTCTCAAGCTCTAGGTTGTTGGGAGCCTTGAAAAGTTTAGTGCATTCATCTGCAGCCCTCTCACCAAGTTCCCAACTGTACTCGATGGCCTCTTTACCCTTACGATCACCCACATCAAACTCAACCATTACCGAGTCTGTATCTCCATATCTCACCTTTGCACCCGGAAAGTTTGCTTCCACATATTGCTTCGTGTCATCAATCATGCTTCTACCCTTCATAGTCACAGTAGAAGCAATAGCCACACACGGTAAAATACCTCTGGAAGCACCAGTAAATCCATATACGGAGTTCATGGAAATCTTGTAGGCCAATTGTTTACCATTGTACATCTGTTTCGTCGCACCTGTGGCTTTAGCCATATCCTTCTTTGCCTGCTTCCTAAACTCCTTAAGCTCCTTCAGGATACTAGGTAACACACTTGGTACATTTTGTGCAAAAATGTGATCACCAAAGCGTTCATACTCCACACCCGGAAGATTTGCATACTTTGGATTCATAACGAGGGAAGAATAACAGAGATTATGAGCCATCATGATAGAAGGGTACAGGCCCTCAAAATCAAGGGCTGTGATTGGTGAATAAT